ACCAGATGGCTGCGTTGGAAGTGACAATCAGGGAAACTATGGTGTATCAGTCACCGCCAGAAATGGGGGCGCTGTATTCCAAAGTGTTTGAGATGCGTGGCGTGATACAGGAGGAGCAGGAGAAGGCTAGGCTAAAGGAAGAGGCTCAGGAGAGGTACAGGCAATGGCAACGGCAGGAGGCAAAAAGAAACTTCCGGGCAAAGTCAGCGTATCTCGTAGTGACTTTCCTATTCCTCCTTTACCTGTGGTTGTGGCTCCTGTTCGTAAGTCGTTTGGGGAAGACGTGATGGGATGGATTGCCGCTTGTGTGTTGGTTGCCCTGTTACTTCCCCTGTTGGGAATGCTGTACTTGGACATCTTGGAAACCAAGAATGAAGCCAAACAGCAAATTGAAAAAGTGGAAAAGTTACGAAGACAGATTGAACAGGAGAAACGAAATGACAAAGCAACTTGAGAAAGATTCCACCTACAACCAATTTGACACCGACCATGATGGTGTGGTGACCGACACTGAACTTGCCCGTTCCGAGCGGATGCTGATGATTGAGAACATGGACAAGATGGCCGACCAACAGCGCGTCATGTCATGGGCCGCGCTTGCCGCACCACCAGTCTTGATTGCTTATCTGGCCTCTGAGCTTGTGACTTTGGAGAAGGTCAACGCCCTGAACGGTTTGGCCACCACTTACTGTGCAGCGATGGGAACAATCGTTGTGGCGTTCATGGCTGCTCAAGCCTACGTCCGTGGTAAGGCAGAGGGGTGAAAATGGATCAAACACTACGAGGCAAACTGACTTATAAAGTCACCCTGATGGTCGCTTCAACTTTGTGTATTGTTGTTTGCAGCATGGTGTTTACGTTGATGGTTGGTCTGTTTGGTCCCCTCGTAGACAACGCTGAAATTTTCAAGCTCATCAGCCCTGCATTCCAAACCGTGGTTGGCGGGTTCATTGGTTTGTTGGCTGGCATCAAGCTGTCTCATGACGATGAAGAAGCGACCAAAAAATGAAGGGTTTACTCTCTGGATTGATCGCCCTGCTGCTGACATTTGGCGGCGGGTATTTCTACGGCAAGCACGTTGAGAAGGAAGCCCAACAAGCCGAGGTTGACCGCCTGAATACCGAAGCCCGGGCCAAGGAACAAGCCTTGGCTTCTGCTGTTACTACCACCGCTGAAGCACTGAGGAAGACAAATGAGAAAGCCAAACTTGCCACAAAAGAGCGCGATGCTGCTATTGACTCTGGCGCTTTGCGGTTGCGCGTCAAAACGACCTGCCCCGTACCAGCCGCCGCAGATACCGCAGTTGCCGCCGGAGATAACCGAGGAGAGGCACGAGCCGAACTTGACCGAGAGACTGCTAAAGCTCTTGTCGCCATAACCGACGAAGGCAACCGAGCCATTGAAAAACTGAACGCCTGCATCACCCTTTACAACAACGCTAGGAGCGCACAATGAATCTGACCGCCAACTTCTCCCTGCACGAACTGACCAAATCCGAGACCGCCCTGCGCATGGGCTTTGACAACACCCCCGGTGAAGCCGAGACAAAGAACCTGCGCTTGCTCTGTGAGAAGGTTCTTCAGCCTGTCCGAGACCACTTTGGCAAGGGCGTCAAGGTGAACTCAGGGTTCCGCAGTCCAGAAAGTAATGCTGCGGTGGGAGGGTCAAAGACCTCAGACCATTGCCTTGGCCGAGCAGCCGATATTGAGATACCCGGAGTAGCCAACGCAGAGCTTGCTCAATGGATAATGGATAACCTAGAATACACCCAGCTCATTCTTGAGTTTTACACCCCCGGCATCCCTGACAGTGGCTGGGTGCATGTCTCTTATGACCCAAGCAACCTGAAGCAGCAGGAGTTGACCGCTACAAAAGTAGCAGGTAAAACAACCTATCTTCAAGGTCTTGTAGCCTAAAACGAGGGTGTTATGCCATTACAGAAACTGCAATTTAGACCCGGCGTAAACCGAGAAGGCACAACACTTGCCAACGAAGGTGGATGGTTTGAGTCGGACAAAGTGCGTTTCCGTTCTGGCTACCCAGAAAAGATTGGCGGCTGGATTTTAGATACCGGCCCCGACAACTCAAGCTCGCCAGCCGGTACATTTGTTGCAAATGGAACAACCACCCCCGCCAACCCGCCTTCTGGCAATTTTTGGGGTATCTGCCGAGCCATGTGGAATTGGCTGAACTTGGCGGGCTACAACCTGCTGGCAATTGGTACCAACCTCAAGTACTACATCCAGAACGGTGTAAACGGCAATATATTTGACATCACTCCAATTCGCTTCAGCACAGCGGCTGGAGATGTAACGTTCACTGCATCTACGGGCTCTCCAGTTATCACGGTTACAGATGCGGGTCATGGTGCGCAAACTGGTGACTTTGTAGTTTTTAGTGGCGCGGTATCTTTGGGCGGAAACATCACAGACGCTGTGCTTAACCGTGAGTACCAAATAACCGCCTACGTCAGTTCAAACCAGTACACCATCACGGCTTCGGTTAACGCAACCGCAGGAGATTCTGGTAATGGTGGCTCTTCCACGATTGGTCGATACCAAATTACAACGGGCAATGAAATCTTTACCCAAAACGTGGGCTGGGGCGCTGGCCCTTGGGGTGGTGTTTTTATCGGCACAACCACCACCGCAATATCCGGCGGAACACTGTCTTCTTCAAACACCACAGTAACCGTTACATCTACAGCAGGTTTTTCTACCCCTACCGGCACAATCTTGATTGAATCAGAAACAATCACGTATACCGGCACTACAGGCACAACATTTACAGGCTGTACTCGCGGGGTCAGTGGCACACCGGGCTCAGGCGCGGCCACCACTCATGCCAACGGAACTGCGGTTGTTCAATCAACAAGCTTTACTGGCTGGGGCTCTCCTGCCAACACAGGCATTGGCTCTCAACTCCGCTTGTGGAGCGAATCCAATTTTGGCGAAGACTTGGTGTTCAACCCCCGTGGCGGCGCTCTGTACTACTGGGCAAACGCACCTGCGGCAAACACCTTTAATAGAGGGCAGCGTCTTGGCCCCAATGCAACGGTTGTTACAAAGAACGGTACTTTTACGGTTGACGACTATTGCCCATCGTTTGCCAACATTGTGGCGGTATCAGATTCATCGCGGTTCATTATTGCGTTCGGCGCAAATGATGCCACTCTGCTTGACACCACATTGCGGTTGGTTCAAAACCCAATGTTCGTCTGCTGGTCTGACCAAGAAAGACCGGATATTTGGTATCCAGACGCGACCAATCAAGCGGGTAGTTACACGCTGAGTCATGGCTCACAGATTGTCACGGCAATCCAGACCCGCCAAGAAATTTTGGTAATCACCGACTCTGCCATCTACTCCATGCAGTACCTTGGCCCACCATATGTGTGGGGCTTCCAGTTGATGGGCGACAATATTTCTATTGTTGGGCCGAACGCAGCGGCGACAGCCAACAACGTGACATACTGGATGGGCACAGATAAGTTCTACATGTACTCAGGCCGTGTGGAGACACTCCCTTGCTCCCTGCGTCAGTATGTGTACAACGACATCAACCTCACGCAGTCATTCCAATTCTTCGCCAGCACCAACGAGGGCTACAACGAAATTTGGTGGTTCTATTGTTCTGTCTCTGGGCCGACTGGAACCAACACGCCAGCCAACCCAAACACAACCCTTGACCGCTATGTCATCTTCAACCACTTGGAGCGCACTTGGTATTACGGCACGATGCCTCGCACGTACTGGCTTGACAGCCCACTGCGCCCAACGCCAATGTCTGCTGGCTACAACGGCAAGCTGATTTACCAAGAGAACGGTAATGACGATGGAGCAACTACGCCGGGCACTCTTTTGCCTATTGAGGCTTACGTGCAGTCCTCTGACTTTGATATTGGTGACGGGCACAATTTCGGCCTTGTTACTCGCATCATTCCCGACGTAACGTTTGACGGCTCAACTTCTGCCGCTCCTTCTTTGGACTTTGCTGTGCGTCCTCGTCAGTTCCCCGGCACGAACTACGGCACGGCGGATGCGCCTACTGTGACCAGCGCCGACAACTACACAAATGACCGCTACTACCCGGTGCAGCAATTTACCGAGCAGGTGTTTGTTCGTATCCGTGGCCGTCAGATGGCGCTCAAAATTGTTTCTAATGACTTGGGTGTTGCTTGGCAGTTGGGCGTGCCTCGAATTGATACTCGACCAGACGGCAGGAGATAAACATGGGTTTAAAAAATGCGGTTCAACCTCGTTTGCCTGCTGCGCCTATGCAGTATGACGCTCAGTACATGGAGCAGCTCATCAACGTTTTGCGGCTGTATTTTGCGCAGTTGAACAACGCCTCTCCCGCTGTGTTTGCTTCACAAGGCGTGGGCTCCACAAAGGTGGTGACCGCAATAACTTTTGCTCAGCCCGACCCCACTATTTCCGGCGCATCAGTAATCAGCTTGCCGACACAGGCGGATTTTGCCAATCTTCGCTCTGGCGATGTGTATTGCGACACATCTGGTGGTGGCACAAGCTACCCACTGAGGATCAAAGTGTAGTTGTCCATAAACGCCCAACATGATAGTATCCACCAACCCCCGTTTTAAGAGGCAAAAATGAGCCTACACGCTGCCGCCCAACACCTTTCCGGCCAAGGCCGAGGCCCCGACAATACGCTCGTCCACATGTCCAGTAACGAGGTAAAAAGCCTGAACGAATTGGCAATGGCTCACGGTGGCCAACTGACCATCAACCCCCAAACTGGCCTGCCCGAAGCTGGCTTTCTGAGCAAACTTCTCCCTGCGATTATTGGCGTTGGACTGACTGCCGCTACTGGTGGCGCAGCAGCTCCTTGGATGATTGGGCTTGGTGTTGGCGGGGCCGAGGCTTTGCGCACAGGTGACTTAAAAAAGGGTTTGATGGCGGGCCTTGGCGCTTATGGTGGCGCGGGTATCGGCAGTGCTTTTGCCACTTCTGGAGCGCAGGCTGCGGTTGGCGCGGACGCTGGAGTCCAAGCCGCCCAACAAACAATGCAGGGTCAGGCCGCTAATCTTGGTAATTTGGCCAAAGAGCAAATAGCCGCAGGTACTTTTAATCCCACAAACTTCGCGGCACAAGCTCAAGGCTTGAGTGCTCCGTATGCCGCCGCCCAGAACGCCGCGCTAGAAGCAGCCAAGAGCAATTTTGCGAACGCTAGTTTTACCGACAACCTCAAAACAATGGGGCAGGGCGTGAAGGGCTTGGCGCAACCCGGCGCTCCCACTCAGTTCTTAGAGAACCTTGGCAACGTAGAGGGCACGTTTGGGCCTAAAACTACTGCGGCTGCGGCTGCGGCCCCCTTGATTTCGGCGGCAATGAACACCCAAACCGAGATGCCCACAACGCCAGAGGACACTGATCCCGGCCAACAGTATTTGTACTCTTCCGGCAGGGTAGAGAAATTTCCGGAACTTGACCCATCTGGGCGGGAGCAAACTTACTTCCAGCCTAAATTCACGCCAATTAGCCACGCCGAGGCCAAAAGAGTTTACGGCTACGCAGGTGGTGGCCCAATTGAGAAGATGTCCAATCAAAACGCTATCGGGGCCAACACAGGCTATCCAATGGCCGACATCAGCAAGGGTGCGTACGCTACG